CCATACTTGATGCATACACAAAGCCTGAACCGCCTGAGATCTTATCATCTGGATCAAACATATCTTGAGATGCATAAGTGTGATTAGTAACACACATACCTACATTGTAGCTACCAAACATGTTAACGCAGTTTGTTACAAGTGCTTTAAGTGCCTTTGCCTTACGACCAAAGTCACCCTTCATATCACCTTTTTGGAACTGGTCCATTTCAGTAGGTGACATAAGCATGCCCAAACTGTCAACTACAAACAACACCTTAGGACGTTCTTCTTCGGCCATTGCTTTGTAGTCTTCCATAAACGTGCTAACAGTCTTAGCAACGTCATCAATCATTGCCATGTTAAGTTTAAGAAGCTTGTCTTCTGCTGTGTCTACTTGTAGTGCGTTTAGCCATGTTTCGTCAAGTGCGTTCTCTGAGTCAATTAGTACTACAAAGATACCTTGCTCTTGTGCATAACGTACAATATTACCTGATACAATGTAGGATTTACCTGCACCCGATTCCCCTGCAAATACTGACACCTTACCTAGTGGAATGCCTTTTTGAAAGTCACCACTTAGTAGATAGTTGAGTGCATAGTTGCCTGTGCTAATCCAGTCAGTTGGATCGTTAAAGCCTGCGCTCATACCCGTAATAGATTTTGTCAACGAATTACGGAACTTCGTTGGATCGAATGTTTTACTAGCCATTAAATTCTCCTAAAAAGCCAAATACAATATGGGTTGCATCTACAAAATGCAACCCATTTTAGTTGCGTTATTAACCTTGACGTGCGCGGATCATTGCAAGAATGTCTTGGGCACCGCCGCCATCTGTTGATGGAGCAGGTTCAGGAGTTGCTGCTGGAGCAGGATCTTGCCAACCTGTATCAGTTGTTGCTTCTGCTACTGGTGCTGCTGCTTGCGGAGCAGGTGCTGGCGCTGCTGCTGGTGCAGGTGCACGATTTTGCGGATCACCTGTACGTGCTGCCATACCTGCTGGACGGAAGTAATTGCTCCAACGATCTGGATCATATGCTTCGCCGTCTACACTTGCTTCAAACATTTCTGTAAGAACCTTAAGTGAAGTTTCGTCTGGCTTTTTAGGCAAAAAGTCATTAAGATTAAACAATCCGTGATTGTTCACTGCTGCCATCTCTGCATCATCTAGCGGACGCTCTCTACGTGCCCAATTACTTGCACCGTAATCTGCGTATCCGCCTTTGCTGCCTTTTGAAAGACGGAAGTCTACACCAGCAGTATAATCTGTTGGCAGTTCTTCCATATCCGGATCCATAAGTGCTGCTTTAATAAGTTGGAAGATTTGTGGTCCAATAATAAATCGACGAATTGGATTTTCTGGTTGTGAATCTTCTTTAAGTGGATCATCTACAACAAACCCTTGGAAGATATAACTACGTTTCTTCCAGTATTTACGACCCATATCTTCTAGACTTGGATCTTTAAACCAGCCACGTACTTCTTGTAAGATTGGACAAGATTCGCCATACATTTCCATGCACGGAACTTGTACCTGTACTGGACGTGAATCAGTTTCGCCTTTAATACCTGCAAACGGAAGTTTAATAACCAAACGCTCTTTCCAAAAGAAAGTGTTTGAGTCATCTCCATCAGGAAGGAATCGTAATGTTGCTTGATCGCCTTCTTTCATATTCCAAAATGGGTAAATGCTGTTATCACCGCCGCCTGTGTTATTGTTACCACCCTGGCGTGATTCTTGTTCTTTGAGCTTTGCTCGGATTTCTGCTAATGATGCCATAATAATGCCTCCTATGTTTTGCCTTATAGCCTTTGTGCCTTAACTGTGTAGCACTCTTATATACTACACTGTTCTATTTATCTTGTCAACATTTTTTTTAATCATTTCTCAAAAACTTACGATGCATTAGATTTTGATTGTTTAAAAAATGTCCAACGAGCTGACTGTACATAATTTTATGATTTTTTAAACTTAAATGATTAGGACAATCAAAAAACTTTTCAGGATCATTATTAATATTAATCATTGGATTGTTAATAAGATGAAATTTTTCATCATTTATGCTTGTTGCTAGAGTATCGTCTGTATACTGAAAACAATTAAACACAAGAATTTTTTTAAAAAACTTACTATACATTTTTAATATAGATATATACTTTTCTGTTTCGTATACTGGCATAATATCAATATACTTAAAGTAATTCATAATAAATTTATTTTTATCTTTATAATATTCTTTCCAATCAAGTTCTATTTTGGTTGGGTTGTCTAATAATACTTTTGGATAAGTCTGATGAAAAGGTGTTTGATAAAAATTAAAATTTATTCGTGCTGGGTCACTTACAAAAAATATTACATTAATATCCGAACAGTATTCTAATTCTCTATCTTTTGCATTATTTAAAAAATATTCTATTTGTGTTTGTGGACCCGATCCAGCTATTGCAAAATTTTCAACATCAAATATCCTAGTAATTTCTTGTGGCCATGTCCACATATTTTTCCATTTAGAGATTGATTTAACATTTTCTCCATAACTATCGCCAAGTATCCAAAGTAAAGGTTTACTCATCTATATTACCCTTAAAGTTTTTTACATTTATCGTGTAATTCTTTTTCATCCATAAATATATTTCATCTTGCATAATTAAATGATTTTTTTTATGTAAGTGCATGTTTTTTTGATTATCTGATATCTTTTCGTTACTACTAATATCGTTTAATAATTTAGGTACTATATTAAATTCTCTAGTATTATATTTTTTTAAATAATCAGGAACATTATTAAATATAGGCCAAAATAATGTTTTATTAAAAAACTTACTAAAAGCATATATGTTATTAATAACATTTGTTATATTGTAATTTTCAGACATTCCTGTATATCGGTCATAGTTTTTTAACCATTCTTTATATGATCTATATTTTAAAATTTTTTCAGCAGCTTCTTTGGTATTAGCTTTATGATTAAATAAAATAGGTGCATAAAGGTACTGGTCTGACGGTTCCATAAAATTCCACCAGTGTCTATTAATGTCAGACATAAAAAATATCATATTGCTTTGTTTAAGTTTTGAAGGATCGGTATTTTCAATAGTATTGATTAAACAATTAAGTTGGTATTGCGGACCTGATCCCTTTATAGAAAAATTATGTACTTCAAAATATTTTTCTAATTCAGTAATCCAAAAATATGGTTTTACTACACCAAACTTGTGATTAGGATCAGAGAAGCTATCACCGTATACATACATAGTGTTCATACACTATTTAAGATAATAATTAGTTAGCCGATTATAAACCGGCTAACGATGATATTCTATCTAGTTCTGGATTTTCTTCAAGTTCTGGTTCTGCCTCTCTGTAGCCCATAACTTCTGCGACCTTTGCGTCGATGCGTTCTATAAACTTTCCTGCGGGCCTTACATACTGTTCTCCGTATTCTTTTTCTACCATAGTAAGTACGGCTGTTGGGCCTTTTGGAAACTGGCCGGTTTCTTTATCAAAATAACTTAGTATAAATTCGCCTAATGGTGTTTTTTGATCTTTTTCTAGTGTAATCTCGTCACCGTCTGGACCGTCAACTTTGTCGCCTTTTTTCTTGCCATTTATCTTAGCCTGACGTACTGCGTGTGCATATGCATTGCCTTCGTCTGTTTCTTCGTCTTCATTTATTTGAGATGCAAACTGTCCTAACAATTTATTAAATGCATATTCAATGCTATCTGATAAACCTCTGTTTTCAGGATGAGAAGGCTGATCTCTATGACCTGCACGTGGATTAAAATCAAATCCTGGATCTTCTATGTCTGATGGTCTTGCTTGCGGACGAGGACTTGATTTTGGAGCGCCTGATATATAACTAGCTGGTATTATTACTTCTTTTTCACCTTCTAATGATGCATCGTCGAGTCCATTAACTTCTATCATATCCCCTATAAAGTCTTGCATTTTTGCTGTAGGCACATTAAACCGTTTGCCTAACATAATAAGATCATTTTCACCAGGTAATACTTTTACACGCATATCTTCAGCTTCGTTGATAATATCTTCAAATGTTAACTCGTCTGCTTTTGTACTTTCGCCTACTAGTTTGTAAATATACGGAAATACGTCTTTTAATTCTTCGTTGAATTGTTTTACTGTAAGTTGATCTATCCAATTTTCGGCTACTTCCGACGGTACTTCAACAGACTCTTCTGCTACAAAGTTTTCAAATGCTTCTTTGTAATAATTAGACTTTTGTAGATTTTGTATTGTTTTCTTTACAGATGTAATACGTTCGTTTATTGTAGTCATGTGTTCAGCTAAACTTTCAGCCATTACACTGCTACGTCCCATGTAAGTTTTAAACTTGCGGAGATTTGAAAGTTCTTCACTTAATCCTGTAATGTGTTTGCCAAAATCATCAAACGGATGACCGCCTTCGCTAACGTGTACTGCCATTGCTCTTGCACCGCTGAGGTGTTTAAACGGATATTTAAACTTTTCGCCCTGATTGTTTTCGATGTAAATAGCCCCTATTTTTTTAGTTCTATTTTCACCCTCTCCTAAACTACCAGCATGTTTGATAGCTAACTTTGCATTACCTATCTTTTGAAAACTGGTTTTGTGTGTTCCGTACATTTTTGATTCGGCCATTGTTTTTTCTCCGCTACGATTTTTGGCTAAAGTTTTATAATCTCTTCTTTGTAAACTAGACTTGTTAATATCTCTAACTTCAAAATTTAATAGACGTTTTTTTGCAAAAGATCTTAATTCTTTTAAAAAACTAAACCATGCATCTTTTTGAAAGTTTTGCGATCCTTCGCCAAAATTGTTGCTAAACATCACAACCACACCTTCAGTTTCGTCGAGACTAACACTCACATTACCGATTTGGCTAGTGTCTTCGCTATACACAAAATCAAAATATCTTGCGGTTTTTGGATCGTTTACTACTTCAGCAGTTTCATCGCCAATAGTAACATTACTAAAGCGACTGCGTATTTGATTAAAAAGTTCTTCTGCTATTTTATCTAGATTTTTCATTATAAAGTATTTATCAATAATTGCTACTAACGAAGATTGGCATGGGCATTTCGTAGTCATCGTTGTGATCAATTTGACTAAATGTATTATACACCGTTGGATCCCAGTCTTTCATTACACTCATCATTCTTAATGTTAGTAAGATTGCACTTATTAAATCATCTGTTTTTCCAGGCTTGGCCTGAAAACTACTTCCAGAAGCAATAAAGTTTTTTAGTTCAGTTAGTAAAGGTTTACTACGAACAATAAATTTATCGTTTTCTATCATTGTTTTTAATCTTGCACATGCAGTTGTTTTACTACTGTGAGTAGTGTTAAACCCTTTTCTAAATTTACGCACATGCCCTTTGCGTATTGGTTCGCTAATAAACAATCCTGGAAAATTTTCTTCTCCAAAATCATTAATTACTATTAGTGCTGCTTCACCAATTCCGTTGTTTTCTACACTCCAATATATATTACTATCACTTTTAGTTTGACTAGCAATGTACGTGCATATATCTTTTAGAACTCGAACTTGTCCGGGTATTGCTGTTAAATTATGCTGCCATTCTCCTACTTGTTCGTAAGTAGGTAGTTCAATTACTTGTATTGCTGCAAAATCACCGCCTGTTCCCATACTAGGATCTAGCCCAATTACATAACTTTTATTTGCATCTAATTTCTTGTACCAACGCACCTGTCCCATATTAATGATAGGATCTCCTGCGGTCATTGCTGCTAGTTTTAAACTATTAATCAATGTTTCATCAAAGATTAAAAATTCACACCCGTATTCTCTGCGAAACTTTTCTTCGCCAATGCGTCCAATTTCTTCTGCTTTCCATTCTTCGTTTCTATCAGGATGCTCGTCCCAATGTGCTCTGTATGCATGAAACCCATTTACACCTACATCACTTTCGTTTCCGTATTCGTCAAACTTGTCTTCTGCTTGTTTCCAAATGGTTGCAAAGGTATCTTCATCCGAGTTAGGTGTACTGGTAATAATAGCTCTACCACCAGTTGCTAGTGTAGGAGATATTGAAGTCCAAAACTCTTCAGCAATGTTAGGTTGCACAAATGCAAACTCGTCACAGTATAGTAGCGAGATTGAAAGACCGCGTCCAGTAGTGCCCGTTGTTGTTTGGCTAATAATACGTGAACCATTCTCAAACTCAATACTACCTTTATTGTAACTTGTAACACCTGCTCTAATATGATCAGGACAAAGTTCATATACGTAACGTATACGTTGCATAATTTCTTGAGCACCTGTATATTTGTGTGCTGCAATAAGAATAGTTTGATCTGCAATAAACATAGCGTACCATGCTAGATAGATACTAGCACATGTAGTTTTGCCTGTTTGTCTAGGCATCATGTTGATATTAAAGCGATAACTATGATAGCTATGCATTAGTCTTAACTGATACTCATAAGGATCAAACAATAGTTTGCCTTTTACAGGGTGTTGTATGTGTGCAAAGTGTTTTGCAAAATGTAAATATCCTTCATCAGGATCCATGCATTTTAAAAGATCTTGTATTTGATCTTCAGTGTATGTTTCCTGCTGATTTGCTTTTTTAGTTAATACACCATCTAATGATTTTGACATATAATTACTTATCTTTCTATTTGCGTAAAGGATTAATTTTTTCTAAAATCTTTTATACTCCATGCTTTAACCATTTCCTGTATTGTTTTTTTAATTCCCAATAATTGGTAACATATTGTTTCTTGTTGTACGGACTGCGATGATTAGTAATATTATATTTACTATACACAGGTTCGAATTTATTATAACTAAATTGTTTTTTTAGATATTCGTTGCTTATATCTTCTTGATATATTTTGTGTACACCGTACCACAAATGCGTACTTGCAACTATATGATCAGCATTAATTTTGCTCCTACGTCCTATATGTTTTTCTTGAACGTCAGCAAAATTAATTGTAACAGATGTTGGATATTGTTCGTACTTTGACCAGTTTTTAGTTTTTTCTGCAATAATCCAACTTAGTATTCCGTCAAATTTATTACGCCGGTCACTTAATACTAACACCCAATCATTTGGACGTAAAGGCACAAAGTCGTAATGGTCGTGTAATACAACAGGAGTTTTGTTAACTATATTATGTTGGTGTAAATTTTTATAAAAGTCATTATCGTGTGTACTAAGATATATGCATCCTTGATTTTTTGCAAGCCATTGTGCTATATATATACTTCCTGTGCGTCCGGGTGATTTTACAATATAATTTTTCATACATAGTAATTAGTCAAAAAAATAGCGCCTTAAGGCGCTATTGAGCTGTACAAAACAATCTTATTTTTTCTTTTTAGCAAGTGCATCTGATAATTTAGCACGTAGATTATTTTCTAACGCCATTGGATTATCTCCACCAGCAACTTTTGGATATGATTTTTTAGCTTTATTTAAATCATTTGTAGGCGGAGTTGCTTCAAAATCTTTAATATCTTCGTCTGGCGAATTATCCCAGTCTTCGTCTGCCATCATTGCAATACTACGTGCAAGATCGCCATTGCGATTTCCGCACCCATGTTCACTATGTACTTCTCCGCAAGCCGAACAAGGTTTTGAACCTTGGCTAATATCGCCAGCGTCTACTGCCTTAGCACCGTCGGCGCCGGCAAGTTGCATCATACGTATTAACGATTCTGCATCTCCTGAAATTGTAATTTCTTCGTTCATTTTATTTCCTGTATTTTCTTTACTTGCGTATTGGTACGGACGTTGACCTAATCCACCGTCATCAACTGGATTACCTGGTGTTTCTCCTGCACTTGCAGCTCTTCTTTGCATTGCTGCCATTGTGTTAGGACCTACAATACCATCTTGTCTTAGTCCCATAGACCTTTGAAATTCTTTTACTGCTGCTGTAGTCTTAGGACCAAACATACCATCTTGTTCATTAGATGGCATTCCTAATGCTGCTTGCATCGCACTAACACGAGGACCTCTAGTAATACGTTCTCTATTGTCTAAAATATATCCATTACCGTTACCTGCGGCTGCTTGTGGATTTGGTTGTCCAGTTTGTGTTACAGCGGTAGCAGCGCCTGGTGCTTGTTGTTCTGCTGCTGCGGCTGCTGCTCTAGCTGCTTGTGCTGCCTGGTTTCTGTCGTAACCTGCTTTTGCAAATATACCAAACAAAAATGCTAGTAATGGTGCAACCTCATTAAGTTGTTCTTTTTCTTGTAAGATCTCTTGTTCTGTTAACATATTAACCTCCTACTACCGCTTTGGTATTCTGTGAATCGCCAATATCTTTACTTTCACCAGTTGGTGTATCGGCAGTTGGATCTGTATCACGTTCTTTACGTGCTGTTTCTAATTCTTTTAACAAGTTCATAACACGATTACCAGCAACATCGTCTTGTGCGCTTTCGCCGCCCATATCTTCTTGTGTAAGTTTTGCTACATATTCCCCATCGTCCTTTTCTTCTTGATAAAGCTCTTGAGGTTCGTTAGGATTACGTACAATAATTTTTCCTTCTTCAATATTACAGCTTTGCTGTAAATATTGTTCTAAGATTTGAACTGTTGTAGGATACTGTAGTTCAATTTCGTAATATGTCACATCAACGTTTTCTAACTGTGGAAAATCTAATGGACGTTTTTGTATTGGAGTTTTTTTACCAGGTGTCATACTTGTTACACCGTATTTTTCTAACATTGTTTCTAGTCTATTTTCAAACCCTTCAGGAAGTTCTCCTGCAACACCCACTTTAAATGGATAGGTTTTTTTAGATTCAGTTAAGTATTCTGCAAAACTTTTCATTGTTGTATCCTAAATTATATATTGTATTTATCATCAAAAAGTATATTTAAAAGTTTCAAGTTCTTCGGCATAGTGTTTTTTTACTTTAGAAATTAAACTACTTGTATAAACGTCTATATAACTTTTATGCAGAGTGTTATTTAAAAACGGCAAAGAACTTTTACATCCGGTTAACCATTGTATGTATCGAAAGTTACTTGACAACTTTTCAAACTTGAGTATATAATCGCAATCACAGCTATATTTCAGTTGTGTAAAATAATGACCGTTATCTATTTGTTTATCGTACCAATACTCAAATCCATGTTGGTATATATTAGTTTTGTTTTTTAAATTTTCCCAGTCATCTTTATATTCCAATGATTGTAGTTTAAAATAATGTCTATCTTTTTGAAAGTTGTAATGACTTAGCAATCTGTCAAATGTATTTCTTACTACGCAAAATTTCCAGCCAAAGTTTTTATATCCTTGATTAGATGCTTCTTGAAGCGTGATATGCCAGTTGTCAACACTAGTATGGTTTTTAAAATTATTTATAATCCAAGATCTTACGCTAGTACCAGCTGTTTTTCTAATATGTACAAATGTAAACTTATTTTCAACTATTACCATCTGTGTCAAGGCCTTTGAGTTTTTGTAGTAAACTGTTTCGATCAGTAACTACATAACCATCTCCGTTAACAATATCACCATTAGTATTAGATCCGTCCTGATCCATCTTTTGTTTTTTAAGTTGTAGCTCAACCATTTTAAGTTTTTTATCTAGTTTAGCAACTTTAGCATCTAGGTTAGTTTTTAGCATTGTACCTGCTACTTCAAAAACTCTACCACTATAACGACTTTCAACGTTCATTCCCAAGTCCATCAAATCGTCGTATGCTGCCATTGCTTTATCTGCAACTTCGTTTAACTCTTTGTCGGCTAATTCGCCTAATCCTTTGACTGCCGGCAATGCACTAGTAATCTTATCAAACTCTTCTATATCTCTAAATGTACTTTCCTGTTCAACTATTGCTTCTTCTTTTTTAGTTTCTGCAATAAGGTCTTTATTATCTGGCAAGTTTAACATGTCTTCTAATTTTTTAGTCATAGTTATATTCCATTATATGCTAGTATTATTTATCTACGTTTGCCTTGGTGGAAAATATCGCCTTCGTTAATTATTCTAAAATTAATACCTTTTTGTTTGCACCATGCTCTAGCCGCTGCCCATTTAGCTTGGTTAACTGCAAAATGTAATTGATTAGTTCTGCTGCGGCCTGCTTTTTCTAATGTTGTTTGGTTAGCAGGCTTAACTTCGATTAACTCTACATTTTCTTTACCGTTTTTATCTACATACACAATAAAAAAATCAGGAACATATATAGTAAACTTTCCACTTAGTGGATTTCTGTAAGGTATTCGAATTGCTTCACTTGCCCATTTACTAACATTATTGTTGGTATCACAAAAACGCATAAACATAAATTCCCAACTACTTCTATATGTAGGATTGCGTCCTCCTACATATTTGTCAGGGTTTTTGAGGCTGTACTTTCCTTGAGCAAATCTTGGCATTTAATATACCACATTTCTAGCTTCTATAGTTGTATTACTCTTAATAGCTTTTATACCTAGTAGACTAACTGCACTACGATTGGTGTTTAGAATTTTTGCAACAATACCGGACAACTGTATTTTATCAAAAACTTTTAATGTGTCTAAAACTTTAAAAATATCAACATTGTCTTTAATCGATTGTTCTAGCAATATAGCACTGATACTTAGTGCAGCTTGTTCGTCAAAATCTCTTTCTTTAAAAAATCCAACTGTAGCATCTACTTTATTAGCACTTACTTCAATTTTCTTTTCAAAGTACGTGTCAAAAAAAGTCTGTACTTTGTCTTTTGAATTTATATTTTCTATACTACTCATGCTTGATCTAACGCCTTTTGATAATATTCTTCTTTTCCAATTGGACTTAAACTATTCCAAATATCTTTCATATCCTGTATATTTCCTGAATTAGTTGTTCCTGTGTCTAATCTAAATACTTGAAATCCAACTGCGTCTAATAATCCTTGATTGTTTTGTAAAGCATCGATTCTTTCTTTTCTCGAAGCAGGTGATCCTTGTAAATTAACTGACGACTGTGTTGTGTTAGTTAGCTGTCCTGTATTGTTAGAGTTAGGAAATACAGCGTTAATTGCACCGTAAATTAATTGATCTAAAATTCCAGCTTGTATTCCTTGTCCTTCTGCACTATTAATTATGTCCGGTATGTTGTCAATGTCTAACGTTTTGGCAATTTCAATTGTATTTTTAATATTTGCAATTGTACCTAAATCAAATCTTCCGTTTTCTAAATCTCTAAAGATACTAGTAAATCCGTCAACTAATCCGCCGCGCCCAAATATATTAGATACGCCGCCGCCTTCGATTGACAACGGACTTGGTGTAACATCATAATGAGAAGGATTAGCAAACCCGGCAGGAGAATCATTGCCAGTTATTCCTCTACCGTAAGTAACAGATTCATATGCAACTCGCATAGTATTTGTCATAAAATCACTTGTGCTTTGTTCAACTCTATCATGAGAAAATGATTCAATTAAAGGATTTATTAAAGTAACACTCGTATATACATTATTAACATTTGTGCTGTGTAACTGATGGATAGTAATACTATTAAAAAACGGAACTTGATTACTACGTCTTCTGTCAAGTCCGTGGTTAAAAGTATTTGAAAATTCTCCTTTATAATGATTTACAGGAGAATTATTATATGGTAATGGCACAGATGTATCTGGTTGTCCAAAGCTAGTTGTCTGTGCATAATTAGGGTCTTGATAATACCATCTAAAGTAGCTTTCCCATAATAATGTAGTTAACCCTGCATTGTCATCGTGAAAAACAAATTCAACAGGATCGTAATTTACCTTAGTTTGTACAACTTTTTTTCTATTATACATATTTAATGTACTTGTATCAAATGTATAACTAGGCATACTAGCAGATTCAACAAGTAAATTAAATTCATTTTTTTGTAACTGATCGTATACACCTAATTCTAGCAATGCTGTTCTGTTAACATCAAATACTACATGATAGAGGAATTTAACTTTAGGTGTTAGCCGTAAATTGTTTCTTATATACAAAGCACTTGCGTGTGCAAAATCGCCAAGATTACCTTTAGGATTTCCTAAAGAATTGCTAAAGTTATCAAAATAATTTTTTATAAAACTGGACATACTATATTTATCTCACAAAAAAAAGGAGCACCGTGCTCCTTCTTCTTGTTGACAATCTCTTATCTTTTTTAGCTACCGCCACCTGTTGTAAGTGTACTTGTATTACGTGGAACTGGAGCTCCTACGCCTGTACCATTCGGTGCTTGGATAGCATTATCGTATTGTATTGTTAACGCTACTTGTACAGCATCGTTATTTGCATAGTTTAGAGATCCATAATCAACGTTTGTTAAGAAACATCCGTATAGTTCCCATGTTTCTAATACGTTTGGTGTGTTCACTCCATTGCCGCCATCTAAGATTTCAATACGCTGAGTAAATTTATAGTCAATTCCTGAAGCAGCACTTGACTGTTCAAAGAAATCAAATTGTTTCTGTAATTGCTCACCAACTAATTTTTGTACGTTACCGTTTACATCATCTCTAAGTGTAACCGAAACAGTATCCCATGTGTGTTTACCTGCAAGATATACACGTGAATTATATACATCAAGCGTCATAGGATCAAAACTTAGTGTAGGGCGAGACGCTTCTACAACTTGTTTTGTAAGTTCTTGTGTTTCAGCACTTACACCAAAGTTTTCTAGTGTAATTCTAAAACGATATTGTAATTTTGGCATTAGCAAACCTTGGCTATTTGCGCTGTTATCGTTTGCCAACGGTACCGAAATTTTTGTTAGTGTTGAGATTGCCATCTATTGTTTCTCCTTAATACACAAGTATTTATCTAATTAGGGCCAAGTTTCCTTGACCCCAATTATTTTATAGACCTGCGATCTCTCCTGTGTTTTTAATACGCAACGGAATGTAAATAAATTCAATTGCTTTTACAGGTTCGATAGCTATATCTACATATAGCTCGTTTCTGTCAATTCTTGCCGGTGTATTATTAGTTTCGTCACATACAACTAGGAAGTCATATAGTGCTCTTAGTCCTACTAGCTCAACCATTAAGCTCTCTACTTGCTGTTTGATTTCGTCGCGTGTGATTTTATCATTTGGTTCAAATAGATATGGTTTTGCAAGTTGATTTAACTGACTACGTAAGTATACAACTAGTCTTGCAACATTAACTCTATCCAATGCACTTGCGTTTCTTGCACGAGTTTTCTGTCCAAATACAACTAGTCCTGCGCCATTTAAGAACGTAATTGGGTTAACATTGTTTCTGTACAATGTATCACGTTGTCCTTCGTTTAGTGCAATACTTACAAATTCGTCTTCGTTGTTAATATAACCTACACTTGAAGCATTTGTAACTCCGCCGCGTCTTGTACCTGCTGGCGCAAACCACGGATAAGCAACTTGGTCATTTAGTGCAAAAGTACGTAGTACCATATGCGATGCCGGAACAACAACATTATTACCTACATTATCACTTGTAAATCCTGCTGGATAATAAACACCTAAGTATTCGTCTCGACTTACTAATCCGTCTGCGTTATCTTCAACTGCTAGTTCAACGTTGGTTGCCCAATTTTCTAAACTAGTTGCATCTGGAGTAAGTCTCATTGGACTATCGCCTACAACAAAAGCAGTTAAACCTCTATCAAAGTTTAAGCTAATCATTTCGCCAATTAGTTCTGGATAACTTGGTGATGCAATTAAGTTAAATGTTCTTGATTCGTCGTCTCTAATGTCTTGATTACTATTAATCATTGATTGTAATGCTTGTACAACAACTTTACGCTGTGCTTTACGTCCAAATGTACCCGAACCATCTGCTTGGTTAGCTGATTCAGTTACCCAACGGTGTGGGTAGTATGCGTCCATTGCTTCGTCGCCGTTACGCTCGTTATCAGCATTTACATCAATATAATTACGCTCAAAACGTCTTACATTAAATCCGCTTCTACGTAAGTTCCATAACAGCATACCTTTTGGATATAGTGCAGGATCTGGAGCATCCGGATCTAAATAGTTACTTGTTCTTAGATCTACAATATCGCCAGCTTCGCCACTGTTTGCTCCACTTGTATTATAACGTGCATCTGCAAATAGGATACCATTTTCTGTAGTTTGATCTGTACTATCAATTAATACCCATTTTGCTAGTGTAGCATTATAAATGTATATTTGTGGATAATTTTCTAAGTCTGCTGTACTAACCCAAATGTCGCCAGTTACTAAATTGCCACTATCTGAACGATCGCCGTTGCCTGGCTCAGATGCACTAACAATCGGCCCTTCTGGATCTGGTGATTGAGCACTATCAACATTATAATATGGGCTTGACGAGTGATTAATACCAACCCAGTTTGAGCCGTTGTGTACTAGTACATCAACTTCGTCAATTGTGCTACTATACCATAATGCGCCGTCAGCTGCTAATGCGGTTGGTGCATCTTCACTTGCAGTATAAACTAAAGGAGACCAAAGACTAATTAATAGCTTCTCTGGGTCGCTATCTGTTTCGCCCGGCTGCCAATAAAGATTTTGTGTACCAGTTTTTGCAGTTGCATTATAAGGAGTAAATCCAGCAAATGTAAATGCGTTATCTGTATCAGTTAATCTAATTTCTCCGCCTACTGTATGCGAAATAGTAATTCTATTTTGAGAATCAACACTTGCAACAACGTTAGTAAATCCAGCTGCGTTAATTGCTGCTGCCATTTCTTGTGCGTCCGATGCTTGGCCTGCTGCTGTAAAACTTATTGTTTTTGCTGTGTCTAGTGCTTCTTGAGATTTTAAACTTTCTTGTAGTGTTATATTGTAAGAACCACCTGCAAACGTTGATGCAGTAATTTTATTACTAGTAATTGTAGTTGCGCCGCCTGCACGTTTTACAAAGACTTTAAAGTTAGCATTGTCGTTTACATTTTCGATTGCGTTTGACTGAATAAACACTGTACCAACTGGAATATTTACTCCGCCGCCTGATCTATCAAGTGCGTAAATTGCGCTGTGATTAGAATTATAAATTGGAGATACTGCTCTGTTCCAAATTTCAGTTTCGCCATTAAACTGTTTTACTCTCCAGTCAGCACCAAGGTTTGGTGTTGTTGTTTTAATCCAAACACTTCCACTTGGACGAGTATCGTCGTCGTTTTCTTTAAAAAGAGGAACATCAGTGTGCTTACTGATTTGTGCTTTTGGAGCAAGATAAAATCCTTCTTCAATACCAGCTGCTGAAAGAGGAGTTCCTGCGCCGTCAACTAATTGGATTGTATCACTTGTGCTACGATCATTTAATAATACAAGTTTGTTGTTTCTTGCTTCTGCTGTCACACCACCAATAGCTGCATTATTAATATCATTTACTAGACTTGTTAATGTGTTTCCTGTAAGAGTAATTTGTACTGATTCGGCACTGCTGTCACTAGCATTGATTACGAAAGTATCACCAATGTTTCCAATTGTAGAACTGATTGCATTTGTACCTTCAACTGTTGGAATACTTGAACTCCAGTCTGGAGAGCCAACTAAAACCCAATTGTCGTTAACATTTTTATAATAGTATTTTACTACATTAGTTACTGCGACTATTGCATAATCGCCTTTTTGTCCAACCCAGCTACCAGGAGCGTTAGTTGCATCACCGCCAATTAAGTCAGTAGCATTTGTAATTACTCGTGGAGTCTTTGCGATAAATGTTTGACCGGTTTCGGTTGTAGCAGCCGATCCGTCCCATTCAAAAATGCCCCATTCTGTTGTTTGTGTATCTAGCCACCATGTACCATCTTCTGGGTTTGCAGTTGTTGGTGTTGAGCTTGCATTTAAACTATTTAAGTCAATGTCTGCTCTTACTACATATGATCTATTGCTTACGCCTAGATAACTATATGCAGCTTGTAATCCGTATTCGTTTTGTTCACCGCCTTGTACAACATTATTATTTACGTCAGTAATAAATGTCGGATCTCCAAATGTTTCAACTAGATCTCTCTGCGATGTCATCAGGTAAACTTTACCTGCGTTTTCTTTTAATGTACCAGGTGCTATACCTGTGCCGCCGCCGTTTAGTTTGTTTTCGGCTGTTGCTACAAAAATAATAGGTGTTGTACCAGGTTCAGCCGGAGTATAAAAACTCTCGTCTATTACGCTAACCTGAACACCAGGTGATGTTAGTGCCATTGCTTTGTCTCCTCATGGGTAATACTTTCTACTATTATTTAGCTGATCAGAGGAGAAATTGGTGGTTTTGGACTATTATCTACGCATTTAACTTAGAACTATATAATTGATCAATATTAAATTCTAATTCTTCTAATGTTCCATTGTTATCAATTGTAAAATCGGCCATCCATTGTTCAAGACTCATACTGTCTTTTGACTCAGGAGGAAGGTGCATACTACGGTCTACCCAAATAACATAATCAAACACGCCAGTATTTTGCATAGCAAAAAATTCACGCTTGTTACGAAGCCCACAATAAATATCGTAGGCTGCAAACATTTCCCTTCCTAAAGTCGCTGCATCAGGAATATTATAATTGCAGATAGCATCATACCATTCTGCTCTGTGATTATGCCTGTCAGCGTAGCACTGTTCTTCATTATCGTATCCATATTTGTCCTTTAACTGCTCGTAGATAAACAACTTGGAGCAAAACTTTGAACTGCTCTCAAAACTATATTCATACTTATCACGTAATATTTCGCACACAGTATCTTTACCATGTCGGCCGTGGCCAATAACCAATAACTTTTTCTTCATATTATTATATTATAATAGGATCAGGCATTTGTCAACCTATAATAAAACTATAGCCTGTGCCACCAGCCATTGCTGTTGCTAGTTCGTTATCTAGTTTTTCCATTTCCTGTTGAGCTTCAGATTTCAGTGTGTCACCGTTAAGTGTAGTGCCGCCTCCAGGGCCTGCAATAGTACTAAACTTACTACGAGCTTCCCCTAGCATATATTTACAACTTGCAAGTGTATAATCTTTTACCCATTGATTTGCTTTATAATCTTTTAACAATTCAAAGTCGGGACGATAATTGTAACACCATAATAGTACTTCTTCATCTGTTCTTGGTCGTTGTAGTATAGTTAATTTTTTTGTACTAGTATTCCATGTAAATTCAATAAACGATCCAAACATTCTACCTACTAATTCTTGTTGTTGTGCAAACATATCATATGTAGCAAGACCGCCTATACCACTGCCTGCTAACAAGTATGTGTTTGTATATGCTAGGTTAAATGGTTCAAACAAACTACCGCCGTCAGCACTTCCACCTAATCTACTACCAACACTTCGTCTATAAATTTTACGCACTTCAATAATTTCTTGAGGCAATGTATATTCATTTTTATCTTGTTCAAATGCAATAGTAATGTAACTTTCTTCAACACTGTTTTCAGTTCTTTGACGATATCTGTTTAAAGATTTACTTAATGCAGTTTTATAATGTATAGGATCTAATTCAACATCGATCATGCCTCCGCCTAAAAAGGTTTCAACATAATCATAAATTTCTTGGTATGCAGTAGTATTGCTCATAGTTTGTCTCCATAAGTATTTATGCTAAATATACGTATGCCAAAGCTAAGTTTATATAGACCACACAAATCAAAAGATTATACATTTCTAGATAATACTATCTATGAAATGTTTACAGTTGGCGGGACGGATTTTGTAATACACAAATACATCGGGCCTAAAAATCCTGATGATGCTGATTCTACCGCAGATCAACCACAATATGATTCTGTTAAAGAAACAAATATACAAGATTTATTGTTTCTTGAAAACAGAGATAGAAAATATGACAAAGACGTTTATGTGCTTAGAGGACATTACAACGTTCAAGACAACGATTTTGATTTAAGTCAATTTGGTCTTTTTCTTAGCAACGACACATTGTTTCTTACCGTTCATATAAACAGTAGTGTTAAAACAATAGGCAGAAAACTTATGCCCGGAGATGTAATTGAATTGCCTCATATGATTGACGAATATGCAGCAAATGATTTAGAAATTGCACTTAAAAGATTTTATGTAATTGAGGATATTACAAGAGCCAGCGAAGGCTTTAGTCAAACGTGGTACCCACATCTTTACAGATTAAAAGTAAAACAAATTTATGACGGTCAGGAATACAAAGATATTTTAGATTTGCCTGCTGCTGAAAATTCTGACAAAACTCTTAGAGATATTATGTCTACATTTGAAAAAGAAATGCAAATTAATAATGCAGTAATAGCACAAGCAAACAACGATGTAAAATATGCAGGATATTCAACTCAACAGTTCTATACAGTTCAAGTTAATGATGATGCAAGTGTTAGTTTGGTAAGTGTAGACATAGACGATATAGATGCATCAAGTGGTATTACTGCTGATATAGTTTTTCAAACGCCGCTTTCAAGTGGATATCTTGGATACTTAGTAGGCGATGGTATTCCTCCTAACGGAGCACCATTTGGTGTAGGTTCAGGATTTCCTCAATTGTCTGAGGAAGGCGATTACTATCTAAGAACTGATTTATTGCCTAATAGATTATTTAGATACAGCGGAAGCGGCTGGATTAAAGTAGAAGATAATGTTAGAGCAGAATTATCAAATACAGATACCAGAAATACACAACTAGGAACGTTTGTTAATAATACAACAGTCAACGAAATAAGCGGTGAAGATGTTGTAGAAAGACAAGCATTAAGTAAAGCTCTCAGAGCAAAGGCAGATAATTGATGCAATATTTTTATGACGGTCAAGTAAGAAGATATGTAACGCAAATTGTTAGAGCATTTAGTAATTTTAGTTACAAAGATGGAGACGGTGATTTACGTCAAGTTCCGGTAGCATATGGAGATTTAACTAGACAAGTTGCTAGTATTATGCGTGACAACAGCGAAAACAAGATTCCTAGTGCGCCGCGTATGGCTGTTTATATTACCGGTTTAGAAATGGATCGTACACGTACAAGCGATAGTAGTTTTGTTAGTAAAGTAAATTTAAGAGAAAAAGAATTTGATAGTGAAACAAATAGTTATCTAGCATCACAAGCCAAAGGATACACTGTTGAACGCTTGCATCCTAATCCGTTTACGTTAAGTGTAAATGTTGATTTATGGAGTACAAGCACAGATCAAAAACTACAAATACTTGAACAAATATTGATGTTGTTTAATCCTAGTTTAGAATTCCAAACTAACGACAATTATGTCGACTGGACTAGTTTAACAACATTGTTTATGGATAGTATGACATTTAGTTCAAGAAGTATTCCTGCTGGAACTGAAAGCGAAATTGATATTTGTACAATGTCATTTACTGCGCCAATTTATATTTCGCCGCCTGCAAAGGTCAAGAAAATGGGCATTATTACAAAAATCGTTACAGGTATTATTAATACTGATACAGGTACAATAGAGCTTGACGGCTTTACTCCTAATCCAGATAGTGAAGCAGCATTAACACCAGAAGGATATCTACCAGGGCAATCTACCGGTGAAACAGGGCTAGGTATTCAACTTAATCCACATATTACATCGTATAGACAGTATGGTATTAATATTACTGACTCGTTAGCAAAATTAGCTACAAATAAATTATTATTCGCGCCAGATGCACACTGGATCGATGTAGTCGAAGCTGAATTGCCGGCGCAGTACGAACCAGGCATTAGTCAAATAGAATTACGCAGAACGTATTTTAGCACTAATGTAAGAGGCACAATCGAAATTGATCCAGATGATTCAACTTCATTGTATATTACATACGACGAAGATACACTGCCTAGTAATACTTTAATAGAAGGACCGGCACGAAATCCTACTCAATACGGAACTGTAGATTATGTGATTAATCCTAGATCATTCAATCCTACAAGTGTAAAAACTTCAGGTGCTAGATTATTGGTACTAGATGCAATTGGTAATGCTGCTGTTAGAAACATTACACCGCAAGGCACTACTAACAGAATTGATACATATGTAGATTATTATATTAACAATATAGAAAAACCAGCCGGAGTCGACAGTGGAATATCGTTTCCTAGTTCTCCAAACAAAAACGATTTATTTTATAAGACTGATGAGGAAAAATTATATTTTTATCAACAATCTTGGTGGTTAGCAGATAAAGTTACAAGTATAGAGGTTACCGTTGACGGAGAAAGTGTTAGTGCATCTTTACAAAATATTGGTAATCAAATATCAATTATACTTGACGAAAATGTAACTCCAGATAATAAAGTACAATATATATTGCATTTTAATGACGATGGTGCAGATGCTTGGAAAAATACAGACGGAACAGATTTCTTTGCTGATGAAAATGATATAGTTGAATGGACAGGATCTAAATGGCAAGTTATATACGATGCTAGTGAATTTATAGATCCGGTATTTGTAACAAATCTCAATACAGGTGTTCAGTATGTGTACAACGATAATATGTGGATTGAGAGCATTGACGGCTATTATCCAAAAGGTACATGGAGTATAATACTTTAAAATAAGTATTTTTATGAATAAAATTATTTGTAGTGGTACATTATTCTATGCTTTAGACACAAAACGTTTTTTACTTTTGTACAGAACTAATAACGGAAACAATAGTAACTGTTGGGGATTAGTTGGTGGAAAGAACGAAGGTTGTGAAACTCCTTGGGAAGGCCTACAAAGAGAAATTGAAGAAGAAATTGGTACAGTTGCTATAAAGAAAACAATACCCTTAGAAAGTTTTGTAAGCAGCGACGAACATTTTAATTTCCACACATATTTGTGTGTAGTAGAAAAAGAGTTTATTCCAACGTTAAACAACGAACATAGTGGTTACTCGTGGTGCAGTTTTAATCAATGGCCAAAGCCTTTGCATACCGGATTAGCAAATACATTACGTAGTAAAACAAACAAAAATAAACTAGAAACTGTTATTCAGGTGTCTCATTTAATTTTATAAACTGGCTTTCTAACCAATCAAAATCATTAATTTTAGCAAGTGCTAACTGATTGTCTTTGTGTTTACTTCCGTATTCACGTCCTGCTATTGCACCTGCAATAGCATATTTTCCAAAGGGCTTGTCTTCGCCACGTGTACACCATGCATCTAATCTAAAATCAGTTTCGTCATCTTTTTGTCGATCGATAATTTTACTACTAAGTTTTACACATTCACGAAATGCACTTTTCCAAGTATTAAATGGATCGGTATTAAACGAAGTTGTATTACTCATACTTTTAATACCTTTAAATTTGTTACTAATACTTGTAGTCATGTCGGGTTTTGTAGCATCCATATTTTTAGTAAGTTTAGTTGGTAACAATTTTACACCGCCATAACCATATACTAGATTATTAATAGGATTAAAACTACGCCATACATGTACCGTGCGTTTTCCGTCTACATCATAATGTGCAATTTGATAATCAAAATTAAAGTCGTCAATTAATTGTGCATCACCGTCAACAACCCAAAACATTTCTGTGTCTACTATTTTTGCTGCCTTAATATGTGCCTGATGAATTCCTTTAACTCCATGCACTCTTTTAGCATTAGGATATTTTTTACATAGTGCTTTGTAATTTTCATCAGCATTTGGTTCGTTATAACTTATAAACACAATGTCATACGGCAAAGGTTTAGTTGCTTGTATATTGTGTTCTTTTTTGTGTGCAAAAAATCTATATTCAAATTCTTTTCTACTGATTGTTACATTTTTACTTATTAATGATATGCCATCGTAGTAGTTGTTGTTCTTAAAAACATGATGTACTCGACGATTGTATTGATCGTGATGACTAATATAAAAGTTAAAATCAAAATCTTTGTTGATGGTTAGATCAGGATATATCATCCAAAACATATCTTCTTCAACTTCGTTACAAGCGTTCATATAATCTTTATAACTGTTTACAATCCATTTTTTAAAACTTTTTGGATAACTTGCTACAATATCTAATTCGTTCTTTGTAA